GAATCATTAGACTTTGGTGATTTTGCTCCTGAACCAGAAGGTGAAGCGCCGGCGACTGACCAAGGGGGTGATATAACAGCGCCAGAAGCACCACAAGAAGCGGCAGACGCTGACAGAGACGACGATAAGTCCCCTCCATGGGATGCAGACGATAAAGAAAAATCAAATTTTAAAAAGCCAAATAATCCAAATAGAACCGGTAGAGATACCGTTAAAGCGTTGGCACAAAGAGGCATGCAATCTAAAATGAATGTCCAAGAACTTGCAGAATTTATTCACAGTTTTTACGACCGTGAATCAGGCACATTCCCTAAAGGCCCAGAAGGCGTTGCTATTATGGTAGGCAAAAAGTTTGGCGAACAGGCAGAACATGTTGCTCGTAAAATGGTAGAAAGAATGGCTCCGCAACAGCAAGATCCATCAGTAAACGAATTGGCTCGTATTAAAGAACTAGCACAATGGTAAAAATTCGTCGCAGTTAGAGTTGGTTAAGAACTCTATTAGATTGGGCACTTAGGTGCCCTTTCTTTTGGCTATATTGCTTGTCAACGAATTCGTTGGCTATCGCGTTGTATATATATGCAAGAAGAAAAACATCTAGACTGCTACAGTGATTTGAAATCGGCTAAAAACGATTACGAACCACAGTCATTGCCAATTTTGCCTACATCATATGATTGGAGATATTCAAACTGTGATGAAAGACGAAGTGGGCCTTGCCGCAGAACAGATGCTTTAACTTTAGGCATATTTCATTAACCTTAAAGGAACTTAAAATGAAAAACGCAATCGCAATCCTCGCCACAGTGTTCGCAGTATCCGCTTTCGCCGCAGAGCCAGCTAAAGCACCAGCTACACCAGCTCCTGCAGCCACAGCACCAGCAGCTACTACTCCTGCTCCAGTAGTTAAGAAGGAAGAAAAGAAGCCTGCAAAAAGTACTCCTGCCAAGGACGAAAAGGCAGCAGCACCAGCTGCTAAGCCAGCCGCTAAGTAATCGTGAAGTAGACGATTCGGACGACGATAGCGCAGACGAGATTGATTTTTGTGTCGCTTATCGCCGCCCGGAGATTGTCAAGAAATCTTATGTCATTGACTTAGATTCCGACGATGATGACTTACCAACACACATTACAGAGAGACTAGCCCTAGCAAGGGCGCTGGCACTGGAAAAGTATAGAGAAAAGCGGGCTTGATCCGCTTTTTTCTTTGGCAAAAATAATTTCACTTTTGATAAGAAAACATTTGACTTTGCTAAATAAAAAGCGCATAATAAAACATGTGCATAAGGCATATAAAACATTTTAGGCATAACATAGGAGGCATTTAAAATGGCAACTCTCGCAGAAATCCGTGCTAAACTTCAAGAAGCACAAACAAAATCTTCAGGAAACTCCACCGGCGGTGGCGACAACGCAATTTACCCACATTGGAACATGCCAGAAGGCAAAGAAGCAGTAATTCGTTTCTTACCTGACGGAAACACCAACAACACATTCTTCTGGGTAGAACGTGCAATGATCAAATTACCTTTCGCAGGTATCAAAGGCGAAACTGATAGCCGTCCAGTTCAAGTGCAAGTCCCTTGCGTTGAAATGTACAATGATGGTACAGTTTGCCCAATCCTTAGCGAAGTGCGTGGTTGGTTCAAAGACAAAGCACTAGAAGAAATGGGTCGTAAGTATTGGAAGAAACGTTCATATATTTTCCAAGGATTTATTGTGGAAGATCCGTTGAAAGAAGATACAACTCCAGATAATCCTATCCGTAGATTTATCATTGGTCCTCAAATCTATCAAATCATCCGTAGTGCGTTGATGGATCCTGAGTTGGAAGAATTGCCAACAGACTACATGCGTGGCGTAGACTTCCGTATCGCTAAAACAAGCAAAGGTGGCTTTGCTGACTATTCTACAAGCAAGTGGAGCCGTCGTGAACGTGCTATTGCTGATGCAGACAAGGCAGCTATTGAAGCTCATGGTTTGTTTAACCTAAGCGATTTCCTACCTAAGAAGCCAACTGATGTTGAGCTCAAGGTAATGAAAGAAATGTTCGAAGCGTCAGTTGACGGTGAAGCATATGACATGGACCGTTGGGGTCAATACTTTAAGCCAGCCGGTATGGGCCAGGCTACAGGTGATCCTAATAAAGCCACAAGTCGTGCAGCCGCTCCTGCTCCTATTGCTGCTCCGGCAGTGGATGAGGAAGATGCTCCGTTTGACACAGCACCAGTGGCTAATGCTGCTCCGGCTGCTGCTCCTGCAGGTGATGCAGGTGCTAGTCGTGCCCAAGACATCTTGGCCATGATTCGCAATCGTAACAAACAGTAAACGCCAATAGAGTACGAGCCCTTGCTCGTACTCTCTTTCATTGTAGGAGAACTAAAAATGGCAACAAAAACAGTAAAAACATTTGGCGACAAATTAACCAAAGTAAATGAATCATTTACAGTTAATATGTACGACAACGGCTTCATGGTAGAAGCAGGCGGCCGCAACAAGAAAGGCGATTATGTCAATGCTAAGATCTTGTGTAACACACTGGACGAAGTCATCGCATTGGTAGCAGAAGCTTGTGAAATGGATCGAGACGTTTAATATGGCAAAAGCATTTGATATTAGTAAATTTAGAAAGTCAATTACCAAATCTATCGACGGTTTAAGTATAGGCTTTAACGATCCAACAGACTGGGTCTCGACAAACAACTACGCATTAAACTATCTTATTAGCGGAGACTTTAAACGTGGTATTCCTCTAGGTAAAGTAACTGTGTTTGCTGGCGAGTCAGGTGCAGGCAAGAGTTTTATCTGTTCAGGAAACCTAGTCAAGAACGCACAGGCCCAAGGCATCTTTCCGATCTTAATTGATACAGAAAATGCACTTGACGAAAAGTGGTTACACGCACTTGATGTTGATACAAGCCCAGATAAGTTATTAAAACTCAATATGGCCATGATTGACGATGTAGCAAAAACTATTACAGAATTTGTTGCAGAATACAAAACAATGGATGAAGCTGATCGCCCTAAAGTATTGTTTATTATCGATTCATTAGGTATGTTATTAACCCCTACTGATGTTAATCAATTCCAAGCAGGTGACATGAAAGGTGACATGGGTCGTAAGCCTAAAGCACTAACAGCACTTGTTCGTAACTGTGTTAACATGTTCGGTAGTCTGGGTATTGGCTTAGTAGCAACTAATCACACATACGCAAGCCAAGATATGTTTGATCCGGATGACAAGATTAGTGGCGGTCAAGGTTTTATCTATGCTAGCTCTATTGTAGTTGCTATGCGTAAATTAAAATTAAAACTTGATGCAGACGGCAATAAGACTACAACTGTTCAAGGTATCCGTGCAGCTTGTAAGATTATGAAAACACGTTATGCAAAACCGTTTGAAAGTGTACAGGTTGAGATTCCTTATGAAACTGGTATGAGTCCATATAGTGGATTGGTCGACCTGTTCGAAGCTAAAGGTATGCTCAAGAAAGAAGGTAACAGCCTTGTCTACACAACCAAAGACGGTGAGATCATCAAACAATTTCGCAAGGCTTGGGAACGTAATGAGAAGAATGGTTTAGACATTGCCATGGAAGACATTTCAAAACATGGCGAAATTTCCGCTTCAGAGATAACTACTATTGTTGAACCTGAAACGGAGATTACTGAATGAAAGAAGATTTAATTGCAGACATTTGGACATTGGTTATAGAGCACATTCCGGAAAAGCATCGCAAAGATTTGGCTGCAGACTTTGTTAATACACTATTAGATTATGGTATTAAAGAAACTGTGTTAAAAGACCTAATTGGCGTAGATGGATATCTAGATGATGCAATTGATTATGCCATTGACGGTGAAGAGATTGAAGACGAAGACGATTATTACGAAGATGAGGAATAAATGAATTGGTATGACAAGGTTAGCAAAGATATTTCTCACATACCAAATGCTGTGGCATATTATGAAGCTGAATTAATTGCGGCTAAGAATGATGTTCGCATAGCGGGAAACCTTGAAAGAGCCGCTGCTAATATGCCTGGCATAGTTGAGAATCGTTTTAATCAACTTCAAGAAATTGAAGGAATCTTAGAATACCTTAATATTGAACTCCGTAGACTTCGTAGTCAACATTTTCGTAAATATTTAGAAAACTACCAAAGGTCCTTGTCTTCTAGAGACTGTGAAAAGTTTGTAGAAGGCGAGGCCGATGTAGTTGACTTTGAAAAAATTATCAACGACTTTGCACTACTCCGCAATAAATGGCTAGGCATTATCAAAGCACTTGACATTAAACAATGGCAAGTATCTAATATTGTCAAACTGCGTACAGCAGGCCTTGAAGACGCCACTCTTTAAATAAGTTAAAATGCGGATAACTAAATATCCGTATGAAACGCATTGTATTAATCACAGGGGGTTTCGACCCCCTTCATTCTGGGCATATTGCCTATCTTAATTCAGCCAGAGAACTTGGCGATTTGTTAATCGTTGGAGTTAATTCTGATGAATGGTTGCGTAGAAAGAAAGGGCAAGAATTTATGCCCTGGGAAGAACGTGCAACTATCATTTCAGCACTTCATAATGTTGACAGAGTTATTAACTTTGACGACAGCGATAATAGCGCCAAGGATGCTATTAAAAAAGTAAGAGCAATATACCCAAACGCTCAAATTATATTCGCTAACGGCGGGGATAGAACTAAAACTAATATTCCAGAAATGGATGTATTAGAAGAGATGTTACATGTTGAGTTTGTATTTGGTGTAGGTGGCGAAAATAAAATGAATTCAAGCAGTTGGATTCTACAAGAATGGAAATCACCTAAAACACAACGACCTTGGGGATACTATCGTGTGTTGCATGAAGATGGTCCTCATGTAAAAGTAAAAGAACTCACCGTTGATCCGGGTAAAAGTTTATCAATGCAACGGCACGAACATCGTTTTGAACATTGGTTTGTGACTGAAGGAACTGCAACAGTTAATACTCTTGATGCAGATGAAAATGTTGTGATGAAAAACTTTGTGATGAAAAACATGCAGACCTACATAGGTCATAAAGAGTGGCATCAACTAGTTAACAAAAGCAATACACCGTTGAAAGTTATTGAAATTCAATTTGGTGAAAAATGTGTTGAAGAGGATATCGAACGTAAATGACTAACTGGGTGTTTTTAAGCAAAGACGGCGAAGATGAATATATCAATAAACTTGCTAAAGGTTGTAACAGTCCTGTAGTTTCAACAGAAGATTTTGTCTACGAAGATTCTGAAGATCCAATTATTTTAAGAGGCATTTTAAAACATAAAATAATGAAACGCTGTTGGGATGAAGGCCGAACTTTCTACTATATGGATACAGGTTATTTTGGTAACGAAGTTGGAATATCAAACCCCAATGGTTGGAAATACTGGCACCGTATTGTAAAAAATAATCTACAACACGACGAAATTATACCTCGCCCTGGAGACAGGTGGCAACAATTTAATAAAAAATTAGATCCTTGGAAAAAGGGCGGCCGAAAAATATTACTAGCACTTCCTGACGAAAAACCCTGTAAGTTTTACAATATTGATCTAGAACAATGGACTGCTGAAACTATAGAAACAATTAAAAAATATACAGACAGACCCATAGAAATACGTGCTAGGGCTAAATTAAGAACAGACAGAACAATCAGTAATACACTAAAACAAGCATTAGATAATGATGTATTTGCCTTGGTTACATTTAATTCTAATGCGGCAACAGAAGCCGTAATGTACGGATTTCCAGCATTTACACTAGCACCGTGTAGTGCAGCCAAACCTGTAACTTCTCAAGATCTTACCCAAATTGAAAACCCTTATTATCCAGATCAGGATAAAATATATGCATGGGCCTGCCATTTAGCCTATGGCCAATTCCATGTTGACGAACTAGTTTCTGGCCGAGCCAAATCTATGTTAGAAGAAATTTAAAGAGAACACTATGAAAATTTTTGTCGGTTACGATTCTAGAGAACAGATCGCATATGACGTATGCGAATACAGTATTTTAAAACATAATCAAAATGTACAGGT